AAAGTTTAACAACCTGTGAACGTGTTTTCTTTTTCTTAGCCATCTAAATGGTCTAATAGCAATTTTCCCGTTTGTTTGTCAATCTTACTGATTGCTCTGTATATTTTTCTACTATATTTCTTTGACAATATCATTGCCTCTTTTGTTGCACCTCTACCTAAATCAAGTACATCTCTGTCCAATTCAAGTAAACCATCAACTCTTTGTATTACGCTTGTATTTGGTGCTTCTACTATATCTTTTATTTGTTGTTCTATGTCCATAATGTTTTTTTTAAATAATTCCCCCACTCATTGTAGTTTGCAGGGGAATCGAATTTCAAAAATATGGTGTCCATTACAGACGATAACCATATTACAAAGCTAAAAAAATCAACTAACACTCAATTAGTATAATACAAAGATAAGGCATTTGTACAATACTACTAAAATAAGTTATTATCAAATGATTAAAATAAAACATAACTATATTTTAAATCTATTGACTTTCAACTTTTTTTCTTATACCTTTGACTTATATGTTTTCAACGTGTTTGGGTTTATTAAAAAATAAATAAATTCATAAGATTGATTCAAACAAAAAAATCAAAGAATAATATTATGATAAAAGGATAGCTATGTAGTCAGACTACAACTTTTAAAAAAAGGGTCTTTTAAGAGTTATTTTGTAAGTCCTTGTTTCTTCTCCCAAGTACGCATTCCTCCCAATCCTAACATTCCAAAAAGTATAGTAAACAATTCGTCCATCTGCAAAGCGGGTAATTCACTCCATTCGGGATGAGCAAAGATAATCAAGTCTCTCAATACAAAGTTATAAGCTAAAGCAATACCGATTACCCAACCAATAAAAGGTCGCCATCCTGCAACGAACATAGTTCTATGTCCTGCCTCAACTTCATTGATTTTTGTTTGTAAGGAAACCAATCTTTCAGCAGTTTCAAGTTGCTTATTTGGGTCAAGTTCTTTTCCCTTGATAGCTTCTCGAATGTCTTTCGCTAAGTCTCCGATTCCTTTTGTTCCCGTTCCTAAAAGTTTGCTTATCCAACTCATCTAAATAAAAGTATTAAGTATGCCATCATAACATTTAAATTAACAAGTACAAGATTCCATTGCTTTGCTACGAATACTTGAGGCAATGATAATAAACCTGCAAGAATATAAACAACCATCCCCGAAGACTGTGGGAGAAGGTGTGGTGCAGTAATAAAGAAACCTGTCCCCATATACCCCAAACGATTAGAAAGTCTCTCTAAAGGTGTTAAACGTCGTTCTTTGACTAAACTCCTTAACAGGGTTTTTTTTAATGTATTTACCATCTTGCTTTGTGTCCTCTAATATCGTAGTGTGTGAAGTTGTCATATACACCAATCCCTCCTTGTTTCATCTTGCCTTCTAAGATTAGAAGTTTTATCATTGTAGCAACTTGTGCAGGTGTCTTTCCTTTTACAACAATGTCTGCCGCCTTGCCAAATAAGTGTTGGCTACTTTGTGAACCGCCAATCTTTGAGTTGTGTTCAAGACTTCTGTATGCTGAATTTATTCTGATAGGACTATTTAAAACGTTTCTAAGTTCTTGTAAACTTTCAGCTAATTCTAAAACATTAGGCAATAATTGAGACGGCATCTCTGAGCCATCCTTACAGTCAAATTCTGATAACCTAAAATTCTTTGTTAATCTCATTTATTCTTTTTATTCATTATGTACCACTTTTGAATAGTGTAGCCAATAGTAACAAGCATTAAAGTAATCTTTAAAATAATGTCAATATTACTCATTGATATTCCAAATGTCCCGATGCTTAGTGCGTACACTTTCAAATCCTGTGTCATCGTATTAGATTTTTAAGTCTTGGTATCTTAACCCTAAGAATCCGTGGATGCCTTCTGTATCTATCCGAACAGAGTAAGACTTCCACCCGTAAGGATGGTCTACACTTCCATCTTCTTCTACTTCTAAGTCGCTCCAAAGAACATCAACAAGATAGTCTGTTCCGAATACTCTTTCAGAAACCAATTCTCCTTCCTCGTAAACTGCTTCCTCAAGAACCTCTAATCCTAATTCTACGACTGTGTGATGATGTGTTGGATATGAGTTTCCTTCTTCATCTTGTTCTACCCCTAAAGCCTCGATTTTGTCGATTGCTTGTTCTTTTGAATTGAAGGCATATTTGCCTATGTATATTGCCATAATTTATTTATTAAAAATCTGTTGCTGAATCGTAAACTTTTATGTATTGGACGTTCCCTTGGAAATTACGTATTCCCGTAGCGTTGTCAAAACTAAGTTTATCAAGTCCTAACATAGTAAACGTATCTGTTTCGCTTAACACAATAGTACTGTCATTATGTTTTACTTGAATATCTCCGCTTTTCCATTTTATCTTAAAGGTGTTCATATTTGTTTTTGTAAAAGAACCCGTTAAATTCTTGAAGCCCGAAGTACCACCATCGAAAACATCGCTTCCGTTTGCATCCATAACAATAGTCATAGTACTTGAACCCGTTCCCCACACTAAACTTATTCTGTTGTCAGCAGTTCCGTCTGAAAGTGTTATTCTTAAATCTTGTACAGGATTACTTACAATAGATTTGGCTTTTATCTCTAAAACACCCTCTGATGAATTTATGTAGGAGGATAAGTCTCCCGAAATAGCACCCGTATCTGCTGAACGTGTCGCAATAGCACCTTCTTCACTAATCATAAAAGAAGTTCTGTAAGCTAATGTTTCAAGTTGAGGTTGTGATATTGTTACATCTCCCGATACTGAAGAAATAACACCTAAACCAACTCTAAACTGAATGCTCTCTACTGCGTCAGATACAAATGTAATTGAGTAAAAACTACCCGCAACAACCGTTTCGCTCTGCGTTACAACAACCCCATCTTTTTTAAATACGTCAGTTCCGCCACCACCTATTCTGTAAAAAATATCGTTAAACTGATTTGAACCTGTAATAGATTCCACATAAATAGAAAGAGTGTAAGTTGTTCCACTTACTGATGTTGTAGACCTTGTAAAGTAATGCCTTGCTGAATCAGATTGAAATCTGTATGCGTTTATAGCAGTTCCCCTTGTAGATATTACAGAAGTACTTGTTCCGTCTGAATTACCATAACTCCAATCGGTAGGTAAAGCACCACCACCTTCCCAACCGCTATTATGTAGAAGGTTTGTACTTGCGGGTTCTGTTAATAAAGTAGGACAAGACCCATCTGTGTAGTCTAATCTTGGAACATCTGTAACTTCCGTTTGAATAAGACCGTCAGCGTTAATCCTTGTACCCGATGAACCTCTAACAAATGCAAGGTCTGCATTCGATACGTTCGGCAAAACTCCGTATGCTTTACCCGCCTTATATCCACTCGGTACGTATAAATATTTTAATGCCATATTTTATGATGTTAATGCTGCAAGTTCTGCGTCCGATAATGCTTCTTTAAATACTACTACTTGTTTAACGTGTCCGTCCATATGAATACTTCCGTTTCCTTGGTCAAAAGCCAATTCGCTCAAAGCAGCGTTAAATGTATAAGCAGCTGTTGAAGTTTGTACTTCTGTTCCATTTATCCAAAGTGCTAAATCTCCTGACTTATACTTGAATGCTATTTTATTAAAATCTGTATTATCTGTAACAGTTCCGTTTATTGGTATTGTCGTTGTTGCAGATGCTTGAACCCTTCCTTGTATCGTGTTGGAAGTGCTACTGTAAAATATAACCACTCTATTTGACGCTGAATTAGATGCTGACAAAGCAATAGCCTTGCTACCTGCATTGGCAATCGTAGCTGCTTCAATATATAAAACTCCTTCTTGTGCGCCTATTAAAGTTGTGTCGCCTCCGTTCAAATAGTTGTCTCTTGTTCTTGTTGCCGTTCCGCTTGTTGTTGGTATATAGCTTGTTACTCTCGCCGCACCACCTGTAACAGTCCCATATTCTCCCTGCGCTCCCCATATATCAAAATAATGTCCGTATGCAGGGTCAATATAAATCTTGACACCTCCATATTGCGGAGAAGCATACGTAATTCTTTGCCACTCATTTCCAACGGCAACCAAGTTTCCTGTTCCACTACTTTGTTTTCCACTACCAATCCATACATTTCCTGTACTTCCTGCTCCTGCCGTTCTTTTAATCCAAATAGACACCCCTGTTCCTTGACCCGATGGTGTTGTGGCAAAAGTTGCAAATAACCCATCTCCCGGTGCAGGCGCTCTTGTAATATTGTAAACAGTCTGATTTACTCCTCTTGGATTTGTTTTTGTTGATGAAGTCATAGTAATAGCATCTTTTGTCCAAAGAGCATTTGAAAAATCCTCGCTATAACGTATTTGGTTTGTACTTGCAACCTCTGACAAAATAGCACCTTCGCCCTTTGAGTAGTCAATTCTTGGAATGTCAGAAGTTACTGTTTCAACAAGTCCTTGTGCATTTACTCTTGTAGCAAACTGAACATTTATGATGTGTGTCATATCCCCAAAAGGAGATTCACTCGGTTTCACATTGTGAATAACATCTTTGCTATATCCTGTCGGTGTTAATACAATACTCGCTTTTTCTAATAAGTTTGCCATTATAAGTCAATGTTTTCAAGGTTAGTAAGCAAGGTAGTCGTTGCTTCTGCATTCTCGTAATATGTAGAACGTGCTTGTAATATAGATAACAAAGAAGGAACTACTGATGTTTCTGCAATGTCGCTATAAGACTTACCCCAATTTATAGTATTACTTGTAACCCCAACACCCCAATAAGTGCTATCGTATATTTTTCCCCAATTTATTGAGTTTGCCATTTTCTATTTTTTTTAAAAACAATTTTAAACGCTCAACGTTTTTTTGTTTCTGTTTATATTTACCTCTTTTTTCTGCCATAGTTTTCTACAAAACCCATCCGCCAAAATTACCGTCTCCACTTGGGGAAACGTCCTCGTTTGAGTTGCTTAAATATTCGGGGAATAGTGTTGTATTAAAACAAATGTAATCTATAAATCTACGTGTGTAGTTCTGTGCAGTTGTTCTTGCTTTTTCAATTAAGAAATCAACCTCGTCTTTGTTTACCGTTTCGCTTGTTTCTGATGTGTGTTTGTAAACCCCTCCGTTTGCGACTGTGTAAGCGGCAAAAGGATAGTATTCAACCAATGCCCAATAAATGAGCATAGGCTTGACGTATTTAATCAATAGGTTTTTATAGTTTGCATTTCCTACGTCGTCGATTGTACCATCTTGAATTTTACCTTGAATAGCTACAAGCAAATCAGTACCCAAATATTGTTGGATATGTATGTCTTGAGCAATCTTTAAGTATTGCACAAACTTATCAACGTCTACCGAACCCGATACAACGCTATTTCTTTTAATGTCTGTTGTCGTAATTAGTAAAACCTCTGCCATTATTTGAATCTTTTATTTGTTGGTAAAAAGCCATTGTAAGGCATATCCTTCGGCTTCATTGCAACCTCTTTCGGGTTTCTTACTCTGTAACCTTCTTTCTCTGCTTTGTTTGTTGATACTCTTGGAGCGTTTGGATTCTTTACATCTATGCTTTGTTTGCTTCTGTACGTTCTTCTCATCCACTTGTGATGACAATCCCCTCCTCCTTTGTATTTAAAAATGTCGTAAGTATCTGCACCTCTTGCACCCCAACCTGCATTCACAACTCTTTGGCTCATTTGCTCAATATCCTCTTTTCTGTAAATCTTATCAGCAGCTACCATTTTCTTGCAAAAGTCTCTACTGTTTGCGCTTACTCTATTAGGCGAATACGAATATCTAACTTTGTATTGTACGTCTTTAACTTTTTTATCTTGTTCACTCTTTGCGTTTGGTCTTGCAGTTCCTGTGCTTACAAAATTGTAAATCTTAGATAATAGGGATTTTTTAGGATTGTTTAAAGCGTGAATCTCTGCATCCAATTGTTCTTCTGCATCGTAATCTACTTCCATTTCATCAATCAGTTCCCACTCATCCAAGTTTTCTTCTTCTCCTAAGTCATCAAGAGCATCGTCTTTTAATTGTATATCCTCGTGAGAACACATTTTAACGCCTGTTTCCTCCTCTTTTGTTTCTTCGTCAAGTACATCGTCCACATCTATAAATTCAAGCGGTTGTATCGTCTTAAAATAGGTGTTTAAGGAAATGCTATTTACTGCAAGTATCTCGTCAATCACATCAAGTAGTTCCTCTTGAAATGTTCTGATGACTAAATTGTCGTAGAGTAAAGATGCGGTTTTGATTTCGTCGGCATTGTTTCCAAGTCCGTTGTTTCCCGTTCTTATTCCCAAAAGCATTGGGGATGTAACTTTATGCCCTACAATCAATTTTTCTTGACATTCTCTTGAAAGGTATTCGTAGTGTTGTGGTGCATCATTCAAAGGTAAATCTTCAACCGTTGTCGCTCCCTCTTTGTTGTTATTAAATGCAACGATAACTTTTTCCCCTCTTGCACCTGTGAGTTTGTTCATTACATCACGCTTGATTTCTCTGCGTTTTTCTTCGTCGGGAACTCCGTTGTTAAAGTTGATAACCTTAGTACCACTAAAACCGTTTAAAGTATCGTTGATTAAGTAGTCAGCAATTTCTTCTTCAAGAACTGCATAAGGCAAAGCTCCTTGATAATCTACGGGAGGGTAATAAGAATATCCCGCAACGTATGGTTTGACAACATATATTTCATTCTCTTTTCCGTTGCCAAAACCAAAGGCAGGAACTCGCAAAGGTTTGTCCGATGCTTTAAACTCCGCCCAATTTGGATGGTAGTACCACGCTTCGATGTCTCCATCTTTGTTGCATTTTTCTGCTCTCAAAGTACACATAGGAAAGTGCAAGGCTTTGTTTACTTGTCCACCTTTGTAGTTGATTTGGAAAGCACCCATCCCTAAAAGTTTTCTGTCCATTATAACACCACGCAAAGCATCTTTTGAAAAGATACGTTTCATTTGTGCATACTGTTCGGGCTTTCTGTTTGAATCCGTAGCATCCAATCCTTTTCCGTAAATCATTCTAACCATTGAGTTAATGATTCCCCCGTTGGTTGTTGATTTCGTACTTCTGTCGATTAACCATTGAAAATAGTTGTTGTCCTCTCCGTACATTACCCATTCTTTGTTTTTTACTTCTTCAACAACGGGAGTTGTGTATTTGGAAAGAGATACAACCTCTATTTCTGATTTATTGTTTCTTCTACTCATTGTAAACTATGTATTCGTTTGTACTTTCGTTTTCTGTGTAAACATTTTTATTTATACTGTAATCGCTTACCGTTTGGTTTGTGCAAAAGATTCTGCCTTTGTAAACCGTTTTAGAGCCGTTTAAAGCGTTAAAAGTGTAAAACCTATCTTCTACTAAGGTAAAAGAAATATCAGCCTTTAAATAATACCCGTCTTTCGTAAAGGTTGCGGATATGGTTGAACTTGTGTTTGCTTGTTCGTCTGTTAATACAATAGAATCAGCAACGTAATCTCTTGGAATGAATTTCAATTCCTGTGCGCTCGTGCTTGTTGTTAGTATTATCATTTCTTTTATTTTAAAACAAATTAAACGGCTTTATGTTTTTTGTTTCAAAAAAAAGTGTATATTTGTAAAACATTTAATAATTAAAACTATATACATTATGAAACTTTATTTTTTATACAGTGAAAAGGAACTAAAAAAGGAAATTTACACAAACGCAAAAGACAGACAAATAATCATAGAAGAACTACACAGGAGGATTAAGAAAAAAAGTATAGCATATATTTAAAAAATAGGAGGGTAAAACCTCCCTTTTAAGACAATAAAAAAGGTGTAAACAATTAAGTATACACCTTTCTCTTTTTAATGCGTTAAAACGCTTCTTAGTTCGCTTGAACGTCGAATCCTGCGTTGCCTTCACCAATCAATGATGAAGCCACGAAGTATGCCAAGTTGTCCTCCTTAGAAGCCAAAGTCAAAGTATATCCGCTGAACTCATTCATATCTGCACCACTTGCGGTGTTTACTGTTACATCCACACCATTCTTGATTCCGAAGATTCTGAATAAACCGTCATACCCTTCTGCAATGATTTGAGGTCGACCCTTAGACAAAAGAACCATTTGCGCCTGTGTTGTAGCGTCTTGTTTCTTTAGTGTAATTGTTCCACTTCCTTCAAAGATAGAAGTTCCTGCATTGATGTCTTTAGTGTTTGCTTCGTCAATGTTGTTTGTTCCTCTTAGTTCGTATTTGTACACGTCATAACCTCCGGTTGTTAAAGCGGTTATTTCTTGTCCTGCTACGCTTCCCACATCGGGGATTGTAGCATCTGCAAACATTCCTTTTGCAAAGTTTGCTATGTAGATTGCCTTGATTCCTCCAAGACTATCCAAGCAGTTCGAATCATCTCTCCCTGCGGTAATATCACAAGCCATATTTTTATATTTTAAAAGTTAGTTATAAAAAAAGGGATAGGCAAGAACCTACCCCTCTTTCAGTTTGTTAATTTGCTAATTATGCAGGTGTGTAAAGTACGATTTCAGAACCGTAAGCGTATTGTACAGTTGCAGTAAATCTCATAATTACACGAACATTTTGACTTCCGTCCAAATCTGCCATATCCAAAACCTTAACCTCATTAGAATCGTTCAACAATCCTGTTCCGAAAAACAAGTTAGAAGATTCAGCAGCTACGATGTAGTTAGAAGCCAATCCGTTTGCTACGAATACAGGAACTCCGTCGAACATAACATCTCCAAGAGATTGGTTTGTTCCGTTTCCTCCAACACCGTTTGCACCTTGTCCACTTGAAGCGAATCCACCCAAAGCACGAACGTAAGCACGGTAAACATTTTGTGCAACGTAGATTTTTAAGTCAGCAGAACCATACAATGCAGCAGGGATAGCATCAACTACTTTTCCAAGTTCGTCAATTACGTTTGCAGCAGTAACAGTTGTTCCAACTACGTCTACGACAGTTGCATCAGCAGTAGCCAAAGCTACAAGTCCGTCAAATTCTCCTTCTGTTCCGTCAGCACCTTGCCAAATGTTGTTCTCGATTTTAGTCGCTACTTTTTCAGCTACGTGAGCAACCAAGAAAGATTGGAAATCGGGAGGCAAAGTGTCAAATGCAGAATATCCCATAGAGATAGCATCCCAATCCGCACGGAATGGAGTTTTACAAAGTTCCAAGTTTACTTGAAATTCTTTTGGTGTGATTACTCTTTCTGTCAAAGTAACTGACGAAGTAGCAGTAAAATCACAAGAACCGTCAGCAACAAGGTCTCCCGTTGCGATTTTCTTAAGTACTTCTGATTTCTTTACGTTAGGTTTAACAGTGATACCACCGTTTTCGATTGTGTTTCCACTTAGCAAAGCAGCGGCGATGTAGCCTTGTGCTTTTTCTCCTGCGTAAGTAGTAGTGATGTTTGTTGTTGTTGCCATTTTTTAAAAATTTAATCGTTTAATTATTATTTGAATAGTTTGTTGTAAATCGTTGATTTAACTGTCTTAGGTGCTTTTTGAGAATACAAGAAAGTTTCTTTTTTCGTTGCGTTAGCTTCGGGATTGTGTTTGATTGGTGCAACCTCCTCGGCACTCAATTCAACCTCTTCCTTCACTTCTTTAACAATTTCTTCTTTAGGCTCTAAAGCCAATTTCAATGCATCAATTTCTTTTTGCATTTCTTCAATTTTAGCGAAGTGAGTTTCTTTAGATACAGATTCAACAACCTTTTTCGGTGTTGCAACTTCTGCTTCCATTTCTTGCTCCTCTACTTCTGCCTCAACAGGTGCTTCTTCTACTTCTTCAACTTCTTCTTCTTTGTCTTTCATTTCGGAAATTAGTCCTTCCTCAACTACAACAAGAGTTTTTCCGTCTTCAAGTTCGTACTCCCCAATAGGTAGAGCAACCTTTTCTTCTTCTGAAACGATAAAGACTTCCGCCCCCGCTTCAAATACTTCTGCCTCGATTTCAGTACCATTTACAAGTTTCATTGTTTCCAATTTAACTTCCATACCTAACAAGGTTTTGATTTGGTCGATTTTGTTCATTGTGTAAAATTTATTTTAAAACATTAATTGGTTACTTTTGTTGTAAATTCAGATTCTACTCCTGTGTTACTGTGTAGTTTGATTGGCTTTTAAGAGTTCCAATCCCTTGATTGATTAACTTGCCTTTGCAACAATCTTTTGAGTATTTTTTTCCGTCAGCGCATAAGCACCCACGTCTTGAATTTTTAGGACTTGTGTAGTTGCTCATTAGTCTTTTAGTATTTCGATTATTTTATTCAATAGTTCTTCTTCTGTTTCCTTTTCCATTTCTTGCTCAACCTCTGCCGTCAATCCTAATTTTTCAATCTTGCTTTTTGACCAACGCAAAGCAGCCTTTCCACCCCAAGCATCAAACATCAATTTGCCACATCCGTCAGAATAACTTTTAGAACTGTCTAAATCAACTAAATGTCTTGATAGATACGAATACATTCTTTTGATTGTTTTTGCGCTTATAGCCTCTCCTTTTGCTAATTGGTTAGCACGTTGTTTTCCAACTCCCGTTCCACAAGAACCCCATCCGTTTTTTTCCGTCCACTCCAACACTTTTTTTGCGTTGCTCTTAACTCCTTGAGGATAGTCAGAATAAGATTCCAATTCTACCTCTGAAAGTTCCGCCTCCTTTTCAGAAAAACGTCCTTCGATTGATAAGCCTAAATACTTTCCTTCTTTGATGTCTGCCCAAACCTCGTCATTGTCTATCTTCATAACAACCGCCCAAGCACCCTCAACCGCATTCAATCCATAGAGCGCAGTTTTGTCTTTTGCTACGTCCTCAACTATCCAAGATTCAATTACAGAAACTCCGTCTGTTTTTTCTTCGTGTTCTAAAGTTGCGTTGTTGTTGTTTAGGTTTTTAAAATACAATTCAGATGCTTTGCGAAC